GGGCCGGGGTCCCCGAGGGGGTCAAGGAGTGGATCATGAACGAGTTCGGCAAGGACGACTCCTCCATGACCGCCTTCATGGACGAGGCCCTGAAGGAGGAGATCGAGACCTCCGCCGACTGGGTCATCGTCGACCATCCCGAGGTGTCCGAGGAGCGCCTTGCCAGTATGGAGAAGGCCGAGCGCGACAAGCTCAAGCCCTACCCGCTCATCCACCGGGCAGAGTCCGTCATCAACTGGCGCGAGTCCGAGTCCGAGTCGGGCAAGCAGGTCCTCGACCGGCTCCTGATCCGGGGCTACCGTCACGAGTACGAGGACGAGGACCAGTTCCACCCGACCTACATCGAGACCGTGCTGGTGCACGAGATCAACAGTGCCGGGAAGTACTGGATCCGCGTCTACGAGCGCAAGACCCCCGTGAGCGACGTGCCCGTCGTCGCCGGTAAGGTCGTCCAGCCCATGGGTCCACAGCAGATGGAGCTCGTGGACATCAAGGAGCCCAAGGTCAACGGCGAGCTGCTGACCTACATCCCGGCGTGGCCCCTGAACGGCTCGATCGAGCCACGGGAGCCGCTGCTCATCCCCCTGATCGACAAGGAGGTGCACCTCTACAACAAGCTGTCGAGGCGCAACCACCTCCTGTACGGCGCGGCGACCTACACGCCCGTGCTGTCCTCGGAGATGAACGACGACCAGTTCGACGACATCGTCGACTCTGGTCTGGGTTCCTGGATCAAGATCGGCAAGGACGACAAGCTCGACGTCCTGAAGACCCCGACCGAGGCCCTGGCCGACATGGAGGTCGCGATCGCCGCCGCCTTCGAGGAGATGGCCAAGCTCGGCGTGCGGATGCAGACGGCGGAGACGGACCAGAGCGGCGTGGCCCTCGAGCTTCGGAACGCCTCCCAGTCCGCCCAGCTCGGCACGCTCAACACGCGTGTCTCCGAGACCATGTGCCAGATCATCATCTTCATGATCAACTGGCGCTACGGTCTCGACCTGAAGGCGGGCGACGTCGAGTTCAAGCTCTCGGCAGACTTCAACCCTGCGCCGCTCGGCGACGCCTGGCTACGGCTGGCTACCGAGTGGTACCAAGCAGGCATCATCCCCCGCTCGGTGTGGATCCTGCTGCTCAAGCACAACGACATGGTGCCGCCGGACTACGACGACAATAAGGGCCAGGAGGAGATCAACAGCGACGAGCTGGTGGTCACCCCGAAGGTCCAGCACGAGGCGGAGATGGCGGCCCTGGAGGCCGACAACTCGGCGCCCGAAAACAAGGTCTGACGCGAGGAAGCACCCTAAGGAGAACCAGTGACCAACGCGAATACGCAGATTTACGACAGTATCATTCACCGGGCGGCAATGATCCGCCTGTACGAGAGGCGGGTCAGCGGCAAGGTCGAGTTGGTGCTGGACGGACACAAGGTACGCCTGGACAAGCTCGTGAGTGAGGCGGAGACGTCTCCCCAGGGCCTGTCCAGGCTCCGCGAGGCCGTGGACCAGGAGCTCAGCAGGACCTACGAGGCGGCCATGAAGGTCTCCAAGGAGAGCCTGCTGAGCCTCGTCACCGACCAGCTCTCGTTCGCCTACCAGACGCTCGAGACCAGCATCGGCGAGGTCTGGCGCACCCAGCGCCCGCAGCGGCGCGTGGCCGAGGAGATCGTCCTCAAGCGGCCCCTCCACAACGACATGACCCTGGCCTCCGGCTGGGGCAGCATCCAGCGCGCCGAGCGGCAGCGACTGGAAGCCCTCATCCGACGCGGCATCTCCCTCGGCTGGACTCCTGATAGGATCGCCCTGGAGCTGCGGCGCGGCAACGTCCACAACATCACCCGCAACCAGTCCCGTGGACTGGTCGTGACCGCCACCACCAGCGTGTACGCCCAGGCCGACCACGCCGTCTACGAGGCGAACGCGAAGGCCCTCAGGGGCTGGCAGTACGTGGCCGTCCTGGACTCCCGGACCACGCCACTCTGCGCGCACCGCGACGGCGAGGTCTACGAGGTCTCCGACACGGCGCACCTGCCCCCGGCGCACTTCCACTGCCGGTCCACGACGCTCCCCGTTCTGCTCTCCTGGAGCGACCTCTCGAAGCTGGAGGGCGTGGCGGAGGTCCGCAGGCGCAACCTCGCCAACCTCACGGACAAGCAGAAGGCCTTCTACGACGGCCAGCTTCCGCAGCGCGAGACGTACAACGACTGGCTGCTCCGACAGCCGCGACTCGTGCAGGCCCAGCACCTCGGGGACTACCAGAAGGTGGACCTCCTCAACTCCGGTGCCATCACCGTCGACAAGTTCTCCAATCCGGAGGGCAACTCGGTCGGCATCCGCGACCTCCGCCGCCTCAGCGACTCTGGCTACGTGGTGCCCGGCGACACGCGCAAGTTCGCGAACGCCAAGGCCAAGCTCGACGCGATGCAGCTGGGCGCCTTCACGCCTGACGACTTCATCGGCAGCGACAGGCTGACCAAGACCCTCACGGACTACTACCTCCTCCAGGCTGGTGAACTCGATGGCACGCTCTCTCTCGTCAACTATCGCGGCGTGGCTCTGCCCGCCAAGTCGGCGGCGAAGAAGCGGGTGCTCGCATCCCCTCCCACGGAGGCCCAGACCATCTTCAATCCCGTCACCGGGCGCTACGAGGACGTCCGCCTGTACCAGCCCAGCCCTGCGGCCCTGGCCAACAACCACCGCCTCGTTCAGGAGAGCGAGAAGCTTACTGCGGCTGATAAGAAGTACATCGTGGATCTGGACGCTTCCCTCGCGGGTCGAATGGGTGTTAATCAGCGCGCTGCTGTTGTTGACAACCTCCGGACTGTCTTCACTCGCTTCCGCACTTCTGGCGAGGGTTGGGCCAACTTCAAGGCCGTGAGCAACGCCCAGATGAAGTTCGACGTCATGAACGTCTCCGACTTCATCGAGACCAGCATCCGCCGTGACAGCAACGTCCTCAAGAAGCTGCTCCAGGACAACTACGTGGACCCCGTCCTCGGCCCCGTGCAGCTGGACGACCTGTCCCGCGACTTCTTCGACAACATCAGGCGGCGTAACCGCTGGGAGGACTCCGTTGCCCCACAGATTGCTCGCGAGCTGCGACCTCTTCTTGAGTCGAGCCTACCCGTGGTTATTCGTAACCGCCTTACTGATCGTGATCTTCACCAGTTCTATCTGCGACTTGCTCACAGGCTCGCGCTGAACGACGGCCCCGACAGGGACCAGCTGGCGGTCGCCCTCGGGAGGGAGCTCCACAACCTCGCGAACCTCAACGGCTCGCGCACGGCGTGGTATGAGCTCGGGATGACGGTGCTGGAGAGCAAGCGGGTGTCCAAGTTCTTCACCGTGGAGACCTTCGGCGTGCAGAAGCGCCGGATGAAGAGCCGCCTCAGCGGTTCCTACTTCGGCCCGTACTACGACACGCTCTCCTACAACATCCGCGTGGTGGATCCTCGCATCCAGGAGTACAGCAGGCTCTCCCGGCGGGTGGAGCTCGGCCTCCGCGTCGGCTCCGTGGACCCCGACAGGCGCCTGGTGTTCCGCGAGGGGTACAAGACGTACTTCATCAGGACCGCCACGGGTTTGGAGGACACGCGCATCCCGATCACGTCGACCAACTCCTTCTCGGACTTCCCGGAGGAGTTTGTGGACAGGGACCTCGTGAACGCCCTGACGTGGGCGGGCTCTGCGGAGTACCGGGTCGACGAGGACTACTACGACTTCATCAAGAAGTTGCTGTACTTCGAGGATGACAAGGGTCGCGCCGCCCACTACGGCGAGATCAACGAGTACCGGAAGTACATCTCCCAGCGGGGCGACGCGTACGAGCGTTTCAAGGCGATGGACTGGCACCGGCAGCGGGGCACGGCCTTCTCCAACACGCCGTTCGTGGACCACCGCGCGCGCATCTACGAGCGGGGCCTGATCGGTCCGCAGGCTGGCGAGACTTTCCGCCCGTTCCTGAACACCAAGGAGTCAAAGAAGTTCTCCCCGGAGGAGTTCGACGACTTCCAGGACCAGATCGGCTCCTTCCTGGGCGGCCTCAGCGACTTCTTTGAGGGGCGCCAGAGCTCGCTCACCATCACCGGGCGTCAGAACATCGCGGCGCACTGGCGTCCCGAGCTCGTCCGACTTGGCAACCACATGCTGCGCGGCAAGCCCGCAGACGTCCGTGCGGTGCTCGACTCCGAAGTCGCCCAGCGAGTGGACGGCGAGGAGCTGGGTAAGTTCTACCGCTTCGCTATGGAGATTGCTAAGATTGACCGCCATCTCGTTGGCGATTACACACGGCGCTCTCTGGAGCGTCTTCGTGACTACGACATCAGTCTTTCCCTCGAGCAGGATGCGTCGTCGTCGGGCGC